GTGGTAAACAGGAGCTGACATGGGGATCAGTCGATGGCAAGGGATTGAACTCCCGATATGGTATGAGTACAGTGGAGGGATCAGAGGTTGTAGGTGCAGGTATTGATATGCTCCACTGTTCAGAGGTGGCACGTTGGGGTGGCAGGGCAAAGGAATATGCAACTGGTTTAATGAACTGTGTGATGCAGGGATATGGGACAGAGATCTGGCTGGAGAGTACAGCCAAGGGAGTTGGTAATTATTTTGAGCGTGAGTGGTGGCGTGCAGAGAAGGATGATTCTGGTTTAAAGCCTATCTTCTTTCCCTGGTTTGTATTTGATGAATACTCAACTGAATTGAGTGAGGAAGAAAAGAAAGATGATAGTTTTGTAAAATCCCTTGGAACTAACCCGACCTTTGGTGGAGAAGAGGAGAAAGGATTGCTTGGTGTAGAGGTTTCATATGACACCCCGGATGGTGTGCTGGAGTTCAAGATCAGTCTTGAACACTTAAAGTGGCGTAGGAATAAGATAGTATCCCCGGAATGTCAGGGTGATCTTAGTGTATTCCACCAGGAATATCCAACTACTGCCAGGGAAGCGTTTGTGGCTTCGGGACGTAGTGCATTCGATAGTGTGATATTAACCCAGATGTGGTTTGATGCAGATGAAAGAGAGAGAGAATCTCCACCCAAGAAGTTTGAAGTGCCTGTCAATGACTTTATATATAAGGATGGTGCTGAAAAGATGCGTTATTTTATGTCTAAACATCCTGATGGAGAACTGTCTGTGTTTAATCCTCCTCAAATTGAGAGAGAATATAGAATAGGTGTTGATGTGTCAGAAGGTATCCTCAGTCAGAGTGGTGATTCAGACTACTCAGTTATTACAGTCTTGGATGCAGAGACTTATGAAGAGTGTGCAACATGGTCAGCCAGGATAGACCCGGATCTTTTGGCTTGGGTTGTTGCTACGATTGGCACATGGTATAACACGGCCTTTGTTGCAGTTGAAAATAACAATCATGGGCTGCTGACCCTCAAGTTCCTGTCATCAATACATACATACGATAATCTGTATATAGAAAAAGCCCTGGATGAACGTGGTCAGAGGCAGAAAAAGAGATTAGGGTTCAATACTAATATAAAAACAAGGAAGTTAATACTTGATTTGTTGCGTAGATTAATAAGGGAAAGGCAGATTGAGATTTTTTCCAAGACAACAGTTGATGAACTTCAGACATTTGTTATTAACAAAGATGGTAAGGAAACTGCACAGCATGGATGTCATGATGATAGAGTGATGTCACTTGCAATTGCTGCATATATGTGTTACATGTATCCTCATGATCCATCCCCCTCATTACCCCTTCCTAAATCCCAACGAACTGAGTTTTACGTAAAGAGTTAGTAAAGAATTCTTTATGTTGACGAACCAACTTGATTAGATATATCGTAAAACGATATATGGTTAATCAATAATAGGAGACAAACATGGCTGAAGCTAAAAAGAAATCAGCTCCAGGAAATATTACAGTAATGGAAGTTGAGGAAAATATAGAATTTTCTTGGGATGGTCTTACCCAGAGGGAGATGGAGAAAGAGATGCAAAAGAGGGCAGAGGCAAAGAAAAAAAGTAAGTAGGTAAATAATTTAAGGAGATATCATGTATGGATTAAAACCGAAACCAAAGCCTAAGAAGAAGAAGAAGAAGAAGAGTAAAACTTAATGGCAGAGATAAAAGCTGAGAGTAACCATTATATAACAGACGATACAGAAGAGAATAAGGGATTGATACCAGATTCCCTTGGTCTGATTGTCCAAGAGCTATATCAACGTGGTGCTTCTGATTCAGACCGGAAAACACGGGAAGAAACATGGGAATCAGGATGGCACGCAATGAGGGGGGAGTTCCCTGACACTACATCTAAAGCTGTTAATGTAGCGAAAGAGCGTGGTATCTATGTTAATTTAACCAAAAGAAAAGTACATGAAGCCAGGACAAAACTTTTATCTTCCACTCTCCAGCAAGGCAAAGTCCCTTTTAAATTATCTCCATCCCGAAGACCACGATTCGTTTCTCCAGATATACTTGAAGCACCAGACCCATATGATGAAGCCATTAACAGGGCAAAGAACTGTGAGCAGAAGATCAGGGATATCCTTGATGAGACGTTTTATGAAGATACATTAAGTAAGGCTATTAACGAGATGACCCTGTATGGTACAGGGGTTACCAAGTCTATAGTATTAAAGAAGGTTGACTATCCTCTTTATCAGACAGTTCGTCAAGATCCGATGTTGGAGATGATAGAAGAAGCAGCAGAGTCTGAGATGACCCCGCATATTGAGTGGATATCAATCTGGGATATGTTTCCGTCTCCAGGTGCAACATCTAAATTAGATCTTGACTGGGTAATACAAAGAAGATTCCTGTCTGCACAGGAACTGAGGATGATGGCTATTAGAAGTAATGGAGCCATTGATCCATTGTTGGTTGAAAGCTGTATTGAGACAGGTGAAGGTCAGACAACTGCTGATACTGGGGGGATATCACCACGTAGATTCCATCAGGGTGTAGAGCAGACAAAGAATTTTACGATACTTGAGCTTTGGCATAAGGGATTAGGCAGGGAAGATATTGAGCCTTATATGGATATCCCTCCTAAGCAGGAAGGTGAACCAATTCATATGCCTGTAGTCATTACAGTCCTTGGTTCTAAGGTTTTGCGTGCAATGCCGAATCCGTTTGATGGTCGGTTGCCATATGACTTTTGTTATTGGCAGGAACAGGAAGATAGTATCTGGGGTGGTGGAATATATGATGCCATTCGTGATGATCAGGATATGATGAATTTCGTCTACGGCATGATTGTAGAGGGAAAAACAATGGCATCTCTCCCAATGGTTGCACTTAACCCGAATGCCTTTGATGCTAACAGTGATGATTTTTATGAGATGTATGCTGGTAAAATATGGCGGCTTAAGGCAGGTGAGAGTGTTAATGATGCCTTTAAATCTGTAACTATACCAGATGTTACTAATGGACTGGTAGAGCTGCTTAAGATTATTGAGCGTAATACAGACCTTTCATCAGGTCAGGTTCCTATTGGAATGGGAGCAGGTGCACAGTACCAGACTAAGACTGCAACAGGAATGCAGATCCTGAATGAAAATGCTAATAAGCTTACTTCAGGAGTTGTACGTTCACTTAATAACATGATCACTGCAAATGTCCAAGCTATCTATCATTGGTTGATGGCTGATTCAGAGGACGTTGGAATTAAAGGTGACTTCCTTTGTCTTGCCAAGAGCTTTGATACGTTCATGGCAAAGGAGGTTACGATTCAGCAGGTGCTTCAATTAATACAGGTTGTTGGACAAGTGCCTGAGATGAGGGGTAGGTTTAATTTTGAGAAACTTGCAGTACCTTTAAAGGCAGGATTAGGATTAGAGATTGATGGACTTATTAAGTCTGAGCAGGAGTTAGCTCAGGAAGGACAGCAAATGCAGGCTCAGGCTGAGCAGCAACAACAGGAAGCTGCAAAGCTGGAGTCAGATATATATGAGACAAAAGCAGTAGTTGATGAAAAGAAAGCAGTTGCGGCAGATATTCGTAAAGGGATCATACAGGAAAGATTGGCAAAAATAAAAGAGGGTGATCAATTAGTGACAGAAGATTTGGAAGATCTGCTTAAAGATACATCAATACTAATGCTTGAACAAATGCAATTAGCGGAACAAGAAAATGTTCGAATTCAAGAAGAAGAACAACAGCAACAACAGGCTGCAGAACAAGAACTTCAGCCTGGACAAGGAGAAGCTGGACTACCTAATGAGTCTTCAGGACGACCCGAGGTGGCAACAGCTCTCTGACATTTTACTGGCTCGACTTAAACGGAAAGAGGATAGACTCTCAGAGAAGCCCCTCTATGACGAAAAGGATGTAGCCTCCTTTAATATGCTCATTGGAGAGATCAAAGAAATCAGGAATGTACTTGACCTTGATCGTTTGATTCGTGAGACATTAACCCATAATGATGAGTGACCTATGCTAGAAGCACCTCCCGTTGGAGAAATGCCTGAGCAAGAGCCAACAAATACAGGGGCAGAAGATGAAGTATCTGAACTAAAAAGAAAGTTAGCTTCAGTTACTAAAAGCTATGATGATATTCGACCTCATGCTGATCGTGCATACAGTGCACAGCAGAAGAAAGAGGGTGAAAATCAAGAGCTGAGAGCTAGGCTTGCGGTGATAGAACGTGAGAACGAACTAAATACCCAGGCCCAAATGAGTAAAGATGAGGATGAATTGTCAGAAGATGACTTACGAGTGATCGAAGATTTCCCTGAAGTAATGAGAACTTCAGAAAGAATTGCAGATCGTATTGTAAAGAAGCAGATGGCAACATTCAAGTCACAACAACAAGAATCGTTTGATGACAAGGTAAGTCGGTTTGTTGAGGAAAAATATGATGAGCCTATTAGCGAATTGAACAAGAAGTTTGATTCAATATCAAGGCAAACATATTTTGACGGACATCTTGGACATGGTGTTTGGCCTAATATTGAAGACGACCAGTCTTTTATAGAGTGGGTTAATAAGGATTCAATGTATAGGACAGCTATGACTCAGGGTGATAACGAGGCAAAAGTACAGGTTATTAGAATGTATATGGAGCATCAGGGAAGTGGTGGGCAGATGTATCAAGGTCAAGATCCACAGGATCTTAGAAGACAACAGGCTTCACAACTAATGGGTGGTTCACAGTCTCAGTCAACAACAGCAGATCCGACTCAAGGCTTAACTGGCGAAGCATTATTTGATGCGATAGGCGATTAAGTTTTTAGTATCTTGTCCTCTTTCCTTTAATTTTAAATCTTTAATAGGACAAGACAATGGCTACAACATGGGTAGGTGGTTCTCCAACAACCGCACATACTAGGGGCGGAACCGGGCAGGTAACTGTATCAGGAACCATGAAATATGGTTCTCTGGATGAAACGGAGGCCATTAAAATACAGAAGAAGTTTCTGTCTATTGCAAAGCGGAATATGATATTTGCCCGTTTTGCACAGAAAGAAACTAAGGAACGACAAGGCGGACTTGAGGTTCGTTGGAAGCGGTTTGAGAAGTTTAGTCTCCCGTTGGTTCCGTTGGCTGAGGGCGTAAAGCCTCCTGCCGACAGTTTGTTACAGACCATCATAAAGGTAAAGTTGAACCAGTTTGGTTCATACGTTGCCACAACTGATGTTCTCGTAGCAGCAGCACAAGATCCAATCATTCAGCAGATTACTGAACGACAAGCAATTCAGGCTGCAGAATTAATGGATTTTCTCACCTATTTACACGCACGTGCAGGTACTCAGGCAACTTATGCCGGAGGCACTACAAGAGCAACTGTTGCAAAAACACTTGGCAACACTGTTGGCGTGAATGCTTCATCTCAAACAGCAGATACAAATCTTCTCGATGTTGCAGTTCGTACACTGGAATATCAGGAGGCTCGTAAAATTGCTAACCAGATGACTCCATCTCCTAAATACAATACTGAACCAGTACCTGAAGCATATGTTGCTGTAGGTCATACTGATCTTCGTAAGGATATTGAAGGGCTTCCCGGATTTATTCCTTATGCGAAGTACAGTAATAATGGTCAGCAAATGCTACCT